TGAATGAACGTGTGACAAGCTTGCCTGCAATTGCAGTTGTGCCGGACTCAGATGTACTGCCTATTTTGCGACCACTATCATCAATGGAGTTTTCTTCCATGAGATAAAACCCGGTATCATTACATGCAAATAACCTACGTCTTGTTGGTGCAGATCCATGCGAGCAAATCACAAAGTCATCTACATGAAATGCCAAGCTACCTGACATTGCTGGGTAGGAATCAACACTAGTCCAGGTGCTTGTAAGTAGGTTGAACACGAAAATCTTGTTAGGTACTATTGAACTACCTGTGGGTACTGCAAGATAGTAAGCGTTATCATACACGATACCACATGCAGTATCTGCTGCTGCGAAGTTAACCTCATCAAACTGATCCTGTATAGGTCTGGTCATGGGTATGGTTTCGCCACTTACTTTACTTATAGCTACTCCAAGTCCCTTGGCAGGGTCTGTGCCAGGTGACAAGACGATGACCCCATTATCTGATAGGAAGAATGTTTGTGGCCCAGACTGTGCAATTGATTTACGTGCCACACAACCATGCTGTCTTGTAATCTCATATGTGTTAGCTGCGGAGGTTGTCGCAATGTTATTTATCATATGAATGCTATTACGCATAAACACGATTAACTGATCTTCCTGGTATGGAAAAAAGCCTACAAGAAAATCTGCACTTCCTTTATTGATTCTAAATTGTGAGTCAGCAGCGTAGTAATTATCGGTGTCTAGTAAATCAGACATGATAATGGAATAGTTACTATCTGTGGGTTGTGGAATGATTAAGCGATTGCGAAAGAATACACCATAATCTGTGTTTGGACATTGTATGCGTCCAGCACCTGGGCTTCCATTTGCTTTGACTACAAAGTCAGTAGGACTGCTAAAGTCTCCATCCCATTCAAGTGGTGTTTTATTTTTACCACGAAATAAAATTAGCTTCTCAAGTGACTGTACAAAGCTCGCCCCATCTGCTTCTGCCACTACTTCACCACCAGGATAATCGATGTTGATACCAGAGTTGTTTGCATCATTCCAAATGATTGCTTTTGACTTGGTTGCAACCACTACAAACTCTGTGCCTGTTGCTGGGTCGCTGAACAATGTGCTGGCAAATACACGCTCATCTGATCCGTTGTAAGTAAGTGTGACACTACCAGCTAGAAAATCTATACCCTTGCGTACCTCTGCAAGATCACCAATCAAGCGCATGTTCTCGCTTGTCTGTACGAAGCCCGGTTCTAAACTTGTTGCTTCTTGGTATGAATCAATGCCACGAAATCCACGATCTCCGTCTGTAAGAACTTGGTCATCTAATCTACCTGATGTGCGATAACGTGCCATTCACTTGTTCTTAATTTCTAGGTAGAGTTTTCTACCCATGTAAACAATAGTGATAACACCCGCAATGCATCCAAATAAATCATCGAGGTGTGCGAGACCAAAAGTGGCAACTGTCCCACTCATTCCTAAAATTGCGGTACGATCTACCATTAGAACAAGCAATCCAATATGATTATGCCAACGACAAGTCCGGCAAATATGGTTATCATTTTAGCTTTCTTCGACATGTCCATGAACTTGTCTTTTAATAATTCAAGATTTCTCATTTCGGGAGGGTGGTTTAACAGGAAATGGTGCGCGGGTCTGATGTTTAATTGCTTCGGTTTGGGAACACTGACGGGCAGTTCTTTTTGCTACGAAGATTGGTATGGCGAGGTAGCCACCAAGGAGGATTGCCGCTCCGATAAGAATCTTTTTTATGTACGATGTGAATGCATCAAAGCCTGACTTGTGACTCTCCATGCCCTTTGCAACAAGCTCGCTCACATCTCCGTGTGTAAGTAAATCGAGCTTTTCTTCTGCTTCAATGAGGGCATCTTTGTTCTTTAATGCTTCACCAGCTAGGACACCAGCACCAGCACCTAATGCCGCAGTACCTGGGCCACCTAGACTACCTACTCCACCTCCAGCTATACCGCCAAGGGTTGGGTAGACGGAGCGAAAATTGCACCCGGTGAGGCATATCGCCAATACTATTATGGCGGTGTAAATCATTCGCCAGGAGGTTCGTCAGGAGTCCACTCGTCAGTCGCTAGAATGGTAAGTATTTCTGAGTGGGTGTATTGCGTTTTGCCATCCAAGAATGAGGGTGTTGTGTCGGTGTCAAACTTAACGAATGTCTTTGTGCCATCGACTGAGTATCTAACTGTGTCTGCACTCGTCTCATCCACTTGGCTAAAATCAACGGAGTCAACTTCGTCCGAATTAATTATTACATATTTTCTGCTCATAATTTTAAGATGGTACTGTGGATGAAAAGGTTGGTCCGTTTGTAAGTGTACCGTCATTACCTCCGCTTCCTTGGTCTGTAATAGTAGTGCCTGTACCTCCGTCATTATCTCCCATTCTCCACCAATTTACAGGATTCAAAGCAGATATATCGTTGGGTACTCCACTGTTGTAGATTGATGTTACATTAGATGCAGTTAATGCAGAGTCGAAAATAGACACTTCATCTATCTCACCACCAAAATGCGGTGCGTATGTATTCCATTTCCCTAAATAAAAAGTATCTCCTAAAGTAGAATGTGTTGACGATGGCGGTGTGCCTCCTAAACTCATATCATTTCCATCCCAATAGAGTTTATGTGAACTTGAGCCATAAGAATAAACAATGTGATGCCAATTGGTGTCGCTGATTGCTGAAACACTAGCGAAAGTTGACCCAAAACCTATATAAATTTTATTGTCATAGTAATGTTGAATGTAAAATCCGTGATTTCCATTACCTGCCCCAAGAATCATTCCTTCTTTATTAGCATTTAATTTCTTATACCAAACCGAAACAGAATATGCAGACGCTGAACTTAAAGAATTAATAGTCCCAAAGGAGACAAAGTCATCAGTTTCATCAAAGCTTACGCTGTAATTTGAGAATAAAGTCGGTGGTACATCGGTTGAAAAGGTTGGGCCGTTTGTTCCTGTCATATTACCTTCACCCGACCCTGTATTAACTGACCCTTGATTTGCAACAGTACCAACAGTATCTGTATTCGCTGGAGCACCTCCACCTGAGTCCGTGTCACCTGTGCCATCGCCATTTCTCCACCATCCTTTTGGACTCAATGTAGATATGTCTGCTGGTACTCCGCTATTGTAAATTGCAGTTATATTGGTTGAGGATAATGCGGAGTGGAAAACACTAACTTCATCTATCTTACCATTAAATGAGTTTGCAGGTGAGTATAGCATACCTCCAATAACTGTTTGGGTGTAGGCTATTGTGTTTGTCGCTACACTCTTTGAACCTTTGTCTGCTCCATTAAAATAAACCTGGGCTGATCCCGAAGTAAAAACAACCGCGACATGATACCATGTGCTTGCAGAAATTGATGTGTTAGTGAAGGGAAGATTCCAACCCGAAGCGTAGGTGTTTGCGACTATTTGTGCATCACTTCCTGTCCCTCTTATTCCTATAGCTCGATCCTTGCCTGCTGCACGGGAATCCGTGAGACTAAACATATAATCATACGCACCATTACCAGGCAACGAAGCACTATTAAACCATAAAGAAATTGTGCAATCACCTGATGTTGCTAGGTTAGATTCGTTAGTGGTTAAATAGTCATCTGTGCCATCAAATGATCCTGATAATATATTATATTCACCACCACCACTAGCTGGCTGAGTAACCCCCGCAAAACTTGGCAAACAAATTGGCATCGTTAGGAAGCAGTATCTCCAGCTAATACGAACACATCAGTCGCAGTGGAAACTAAAGTAGCGACTCCATGTTGACCAGCAATCTTCGTGTGCGTTTGGCGATTGTTAATGGTGGTTGAACTTGCAGAAAATGTAACTTGACCCGCTCCCTTTTGAACGACTGAACAGGTAAACCCAGCACCTAGACTTGCTGGTACTGTTACTGTTACTGCCGATCCGTTATTACAAGTAATTACCTTACCAGCATCACCCGCTACAATCGTATATGCAGTACCTGTTTGATCGTTAAGAGTCGCATCGAATCCAAGGATGGCAGTGCCTCCGAAATCTCCGTCTGTAAGATCACCAGCATCAACTGTAACTGTTCCCGTTCGTCCGGCAACTGATTGGACAGGGGCGGCCGCTACCAGGTTGGCAACTGTTACTTTTTTAGTTGTTGCAGTTCCACTTACATCCACGATGGGTAATACATCATTTGTTGCAGGTGTTGCCCCTAACGCAGGTAATGCGGTTATCTTTTTATTCGCCATTTTCTTATTTTGTTAAAGTTCAAATTCTAAAAAAAATCCATCCTCGGTCTGCATGAATGCACCTAACTGTGTTTGTAGTACAAGGTTTGGCCCAAAGGGTGGAGTTCCACTTCCTGTGCCAGCGCGTCCTACGCTAAGATTAAGATCGAGTGTAAGTGCCATTAAATGTTGTACGCTATGACTGCACCACTTGTAAGTGTTATAGAACTTATGTTTCCATAAATCGCAGTATTTGCAGATAGAGTAGTTCCATCCTGTGCGTTGGTTATGTCAGACAAGTTTTCTATGTTACTTGTAATACTTGCAATGACTGTGTCTTCTGTTGCAAGAACTGCAAAGAATTTACCTGCGTGCGCAGCAGTATCATTAATGTACTCGCCTCCATTTAGTCCTAAACCTCGATATTCTGATGCCATAATGTTTGTTCCTTTTATGCCGATGAAACGGCAGTTGTTCCGTAAGTAATAAATTCAACTGGTTGAGTCTGTCCTTCTTGTCTTTCGAGTTTGTCTAACTCGCTTTGTAAAATTGCTTCTGCTTGTTGGTAGATAACGTTTGCCTTGTCTTGCTGGCCGTCAGCGGAAAGCCAATCACCCTGCGCCCCTATTGTCGCATACTCGCTAAAAACATAGGGGAATACTGATGAGTCGCTTGCATAGCCTGGAAAGCCTGCCCGGTAGTGTACCCATACAGGTGCATTACTTGCTCGGTCTGGTAGGATTGCTTCTCCGTAATCTGTGCTACCACTTGCGTCTGATATATTTCTAAATGCTAAATTGTGTGTGCTTCCACTTCCATAAGGATCATTCTCAGTTACCCGAAATATCTCACTTATCGTTGTTCCAAAATCGATGTAGGATAACATGCTTGCAGTCGCAGTTGCTCCACTTCCTGCACCACCTGTGAAGCTAATCGTGGGTGTGCCTGTGAATGCCGTGCCATTGTTGGTCACTGCAACTCCATTTACTTCTCCGTCTGCATTAATAGTTGCAGTAGCTGCTGCTGAGTTTCCTCCTCCACCTGCGAAAACTACTGTTGGTGCAGATGTATAACTTGATCCTCCATTACCCACTTGTACGCTTCGTACTCGAAGGTCTGGTATTACTTGCGAGATGACCGAGTTGAAAGGCCATGCAGTACGATCCCAGGCTAACTTGCCAAATCGATTAAAGCTGCGTACGGCAGCAGTTGTTTCCGCAGCAAGAAAAGAATCCACACCAACCATACTTACTAGGTTGGTCAACATGGTGCTTACTGCTATCTTCCTCATGCGAAGCTTGGTTCGTTAAAGCCTCCAGATACGAAGGTCTTCTTGGTAAATGATTTTGCTTTGAGATGAGGATTGTCCCGAAAGAACTCATTGGTGAATTGCTTATCGCCCCAACATCCTTGCTTGTCTTGATGCCAGCGAAAGTATTCGCGTGCAGGTATTGTACCTTTTAACTGACCTAGTCCCTCGACTTGTCCACCTTCTCCATTCTCTTTTCCACACTCAAGCTCACGCTTCTTTGCTTCGTACTTCTCCAGGTCAACTTCGTAACGAAGGTGCTTCTCTAAGTTCTTCATAAATTGCG